GATGCCGGCCGGCAGGAATACACGCGCATCAATGCACCCCAGGCCGATGGCACTTACCTGAACGACATCACCCAGCGCCAGGCGCATTTCACGGTGGGTGAGCAGGCGTGGAAGCAGAGCTTTGCCGAGGCGGCATTTGAGCAGCTGATGCAGGTGATGACCCAGCTGGCCAGCGCTGCGCCGCAGATTGTCATCAACCTGCTGGACGTGATTTTCGAGATGCACCCGAGCCTGCCGCGCAAGCAGGCCATCTTGAAGCGCATCCGTGCGGTCAATGGCCAGGCTGATGACAGCGGGAAGATGACGCCCGAGCAGCAGGCCGAGATGCAGCAAAAGCAGGCGATGGCCAAGGCGCAGTTTGATGCCGAGATGGCGCAGCTGCAGGCAACGATCCGCGAAGCCCAGGCCAAAGGCGAGAAGCTGGAGGCCGACGCCATGGCCAAGCGCCTGGAGGGCCTGTACCTGTCGGCCCAGGCTGCGCAGGTGCTGCTGACGGCGCCCGGCATTACCCCTGTGGCCGACGAACTGCTCAAGTCGGTGGGGTTCAAGGACATGAACGGGCCCGGCGTGATTGACCCGGCCGCCATGCCTGCAATGCAGGAGCCCGCCGCGCAGCCAGCGCCCATGCAAGAGCCCTTCCCAGAAATACAGCAGATGGACGGCGGCATGGTGGGCAGCCAGACGCCGATGGCCGATGGCGTAGAGCAGAGCCTTATGCAGCAGCAACCGATTCCCCCAACCCCCTCGCAGGAGTGAGAGCCATGACCCCAGACCAGACCATTGAACAAGAAATCCAGGCCAAGGGCCTGACCGCGCCGCGCGTGACGCCTGCAGACATTGAGGCAAACATCGTCAGCGAGCACTACTTCACGGCTGCTGACGGCTATCGCAGCGCGCCATGCTTTGACCCAAGCGGGCAGCCAGCCGACTGCCTGCCGCCCCCCGCCCCGCTCGAACTACTGACCTTCTGCGTCCTGGTGCTGCGCAACGGGTTCACATCCGTGGGCACTTCGGCCTGCGCAAGCCCAGAGAACTTCGACGCCGAGATCGGCCGCAAGATCGCTCGCCAGAAGGCCTTGGAGGACGTGTGGAAGGTCATGGGCTACGAGCTGCGCTCGCGCATCGCCAACCAGTAACCATTACCAACCATCCCGCAGGAGCGAGAAGCCATGACCCTCGAAGAACAGAAAGCCCTCCAAGCCATCGCCGCCGCCCAAGCTGCCGGTGATGATCCATTTGGCGACGATGAGCCGCTGACCACCGAAGCCGACGCCGACCTTGATGTGGGCGACGGCACCGGTGAGCCGGCCGCGCAGGATGATGGCGAGCCAGTGCAAGGCGTAGCCGAAGCGCAGACCACCGACGAGCCCACACCGGCGCCCGAGTCGGCAGAGCTGCCCACGTACAAGGCCGAGCTGCCCAGCGACTACAAGGCCCAGCGCGCGGAGCTGATGAAGGCCAAGGCCGAGGCCATGAAGCAGCTGATGGACGGCGAGATCGACGCCGATGCCTATGCGGCCGAGGATGCCCGCGTATCCGAGGCGCTGGAGGATCTTGCCGCGGCGCGCATCCGGGCCGAGACGTTGCAGGAGGCCAATGCCCAGTCGCAGGAAGCCTACCAGGCGCGCGCCATTCAGCGGCTGATTGCCAAGTCCAAGGGCGAGGTGGATTACGCGGCCGACGCCACGGCGCAAAAGCAGTTCGACACATCGCTGCAGGTGCTGGCCGCCCAGCCGGACAACGCGGGCAAGGACTTTGCCGACCTGATCGAGGACGCCCACAAGATGGTCAAGGCCATGCGTGGCGTGCAGTCGCAGGGCAAGCCGCCAGCGCCCGACCGCAAGCCTGCGGGTGATGTGCCGGTGACGCTGCGCAGCCTGCCCAGTGCATCGACACCCAACACGGGCGGGGTCATCGAGCAGATTGCGCGCTTGAAGGGCCCGGCCTACGAAGCTGCGTTTGCAAAGCTGACGCCCGCGCAACAGGCGGCACTGCTGGACGCCGACTGAGATGGCACAAAACCGCCCGGGTCTGGTCGTTGAAATCCGCGAGGGCGAGTCAGTCTGCCTGCGCGGAATCAATGGCGTTGACTCCGAAAAAATCGTGCTAATACTGGAATCCAAAGATGGGCGCAAGGCCCGCGTGCGTATTCAGGCGAGCCCATCCGTCAGGGTCAGCAAGCCAGAAGGCAAGCGGCGAACTGAGCCGGTTTTTTAGTCAAGGCCCCAGCTGACGCTGGGGGTTTTTCGGCGCGCAGGAGTGCGTCAATGTGCTGGATAAGGAGTACCACATGGCCCGCACGACAATCTTGCCGAATGACCCCAACAAGCGTAAAGCCTGGGCTGCGGCAGTAGCAAACGACGCTGCACAAGAGCAGTATTTCGCCCGCCTGGTGGGTGAAGAAGGCTCGCGTTCCGCCGTCATCAAAAAGACCGAGCTGGAAAAGGGCGCGGGCGACGAAGTGACCACCGCGCTGGTGGCCAAGCTGCGCGGCGCTCCCATCACCGATGGCCAGAAGCTCGCCGGCCAGGAATTCAAGCTGCAGCACGCTGCGCACACGATGCGCATCAATGAGTTCCGCCACGGCGTGAACGTTGGTGCCCGCATCGAGCAGTCGCGCGTGGGCTACAACCTCAAGAAGCAGGGCCGCGAGAAGCTGACCGAGTACATCAAGGAGCTGTATGAGCAGGTCATCGTGACTGCCGCATCCGGCGCCCGTGGTGTGGGCGATGAAATCAGCCACTTCGGCACCGATTACGCAGGCTACCCCAATGCCCTGCGCGCACCCGATGCGGCCCACCTGTTTGTCGGCACGGCCGGTGACAAGGCCAAGGCTACGCTGGTGGCAGGTGACAAGCTCTCGCTGGCGACGGTGAACAAGCTGCGCACCAAGGCCAAGAAGATGCTGGGCGGCAAGGACAAGCCCGTGAAGATGACCCCCATCCGCAAGGGTGGCAAGGAATGCTTCGTGCTGGCCGTCTTGCCCGAGGTGATGCAGGACATCCGCGACGACGTGGGCGCGCAAGGCTGGTTTGAGGCCCAGAAGGCCCTGACCGCTGCCGTGGGCAAGGAGTCGGAAATCTTCAAGGGCGGCGCCGGCATGTTCAACGGCGTGCTGATTGACGAAATGGAAGTCGGCGTGAAGTTCAGCGACTACGGCTCCGGCGGCAATGTCTCTGCTGCCCGCTCGCTGTTCATGGGCGCCAACGCTGTCTCCATCGCGCACGGCACCAAGGGCATGGCCGATGGCATGTCCGTGAGCCTGGACGAGGACATGGACGACCGCAAGCACGATCACATCTTGTTCTTCGAGATGATTTTCGGCGCGGACAAGTCGCAGTTCGACGGCATGGACTACGGCCAGATCACGGTGGACACGGCATTCACTGCCGCCGTCTAACGCAGCCCCACAACCCCAAGGAGTACCAACATGGCCCTGAAACAATCCAAGCAGGTGCTGGCGGGTCTGCCGACCCCCACCGCCTATGAAGCCGCTCGCCCTGTCATCGTGACTGGCGAGTACGTGACCGTGACCGGCGATGTCATCAATGACATCGTGGAGTTCGGCGCGATTCCCCAGAACTGCGTGCCGGTGGACCTGATCGTGGACAACGGCGCCCTGGGCGCTTCGGCCACGCTGGACGCCGGCGTCATCGGCGGCACCTATGCCAAGGCCGATAACGCGCGCACCATGGGCAACGAGTTCTTCGCTGCTTCTGCTGCCGCCACGGCCGGCGTGATCCGCCGCTCCAAGAACGTGAATGCCATCGTGTCCGATGCTTCCGAGCGCGGCTGGGGCATCAAGTTCCTGGGCGCGAACCCTGCCGCAGGCCAGACGATCCGCGCTACGCTGATCTGCCGTCCTGTGACCGTGGGCATCGCCTGATGGCCCGCCCGCGCAAGGCTGCCGATCCGGAGCAGGCGCCATTGTCCGCAGCTGACCGGGAAAACCCCGAAAAGCTGTCGGGTAGTGACCTGCGCGAGTTGGCCCACCGACGCGGGCTGGCCCGTTCCGAAGTTGAACGCATGGATGACGACAAGATCCGCGTTCAGCTTCGCTACCTGACCCATCGCCAGTACGACGATGAAGTGGTCTGATTTCAGCCCCTACGTGCTGCCCTATGTGATCGGGTGCCCTGACCCGACGCTGGAGTTCCACGCACGCCTGGCGGCCATCGAGTTTTTCCGGCGCACGCTGTCGTGGCGTGAGGTTCTGGATGCAGTGCTGACGGATGGCTCGGATGTGGTGGAGCTTGAGGCCCCGCCGCAGGCCCAGATCATCAAGGTCAAGGCTGTGAGCGTGGCAGGCCGTGGCTTCCCTTTGGTGGAGACGGCGCACGGCGCAGAGCTTGCGGAAACCGACCCGGGCCGCGAGTTCGTTTTCACGCGCGACAACCGCACGCTGGTCGTGTACCCCGTTCAGGCTGCTGGCGTTCCTGTGGCGGTCGAGGCCGCTCTGGCGCCCAGTTTCAACGCCACGTCGCTGCTTGACTCGCTGGGGCAGTCACACATGCAGGACATCGCCCACGGCGTGGCCGCATCCATCAAGCGCATACCGGGTCAGGTGTTCAGCGACCCGGGCGGCGCACAAGAGCAGCAGGCTCTTTTTGAGCGGCGCATCGCCACCATCGCCGCCAAGCACAGCCGCGGTGTGATGGCCGCAAAGATGCGCTCGCGCACCACTTTCCTCTGACGTTGACTCCGAAAAATTCGGCGGGATTCTTGCACTCACTGACAGGAGTGCACTATGCCCATTTCCGCCCAATCCGTTATTCGCCGCGCCGTTGAGACGCTGCAAGACCCCACATCTGTTCGCTGGCCCATCAGCGAGCTGGTCCGCTATCTGAACGATGGCCAACGCGAGGTGGTGCTGTACCGCCCGGACAGCATGGTGACGAGCGCGCCGCGCTCACTCACCGTGGGTACGCGCCAGACGCTGCCCAACGGCTCCAAGCTCATCGAGGTGGTGCGCAACACGGGTGGCACGCGCCGCGCGGTACGCATGGTCAACCGCGAGATTCTGGATGCCCAGACGCCAGGCTGGCACAACCTGACCGGCACCACCGACATCCTGCACTACATGTACGACCCCCGTGATCCCACGGTGTTCTACGTGTACCCGCCCGCAGCCACCGGTGCATCGGTCGAGATCGTCTACGCCGCGTACCCCGCCGACATCGTGGAGCCAGCCGATGGCGCGATGTACACGGCGGTGAGCGGAAACATCGCCCTGCCAGACATCTACGGCAACGTCATCCAGGACTACATCCTCTACCGCGCCTACACCAAGGACAGCGAGTACGCAGGCAACGCGCAACGGGCACAGGCGCACTACGCCGCTTTTGCCAACGCTCTCGGCATCGAGATCAAGGCCACGGTGGCTGTTGCACCCAACCCCATCCACAACCCGAACCAGCCCCGCATGCAGCAGCAGTCGGGCAACTAAGGAACTGCCATGTCCCGCTTCTCGAACTACTCGGAAAACAACATCGTCGAAACCACCCTGCGTGGTGCCGCCTTCCCCGTGCCTGCGGGCGTCTATGTGGGCCTGTTCACAGCAGACCCCACGGACGCTAACGTGACGGCCAACGAGGTGCAGACGGCTGCCTGGCCCGCCTACGTGCGCCGCGATGCCGCGGATGGCGCCGCCATTTCCACCGGCTGGACTGCATCCGCCGATGGCACGTCGTCTAACGCGAAGGTCATCACGTTCGCTGCCAACAACGGCACCGGCGCGGTGACTGTCACCCACATCGGACTGTACGACTCGGCCACGGGCGGTAACCTGCTGTACCACGCACCCCTGGTGTCGTCCAAGACCCTGCAGGTGGGGGACGTGCTCTCGTTCGGTGTGGGCAGTATCACCGTCACGATCGCCTAGTACCCAGGCACTGAGGCGCCCGCATGAACCTGTTTACGCTTAACGGCGCAACAATCAACGGGCGTGCGGGCGCCCTGGTACTGGCCGCAGCTGCGGCCATTGCTGCTTCTGGCAGCGTTTTGGCCAATGCCTCACGGGGCACGCTGGCCACAGCCGGGGTCAGCTCCGGCGCCCAGGTTACGGCGGATGTCAGCTACATCCCCAACGGACGTGCTGGCCTTGCGGGTCAGGCGGCCATTCTTGCCATCCCTACGCACATCCAGGGCGCCAATGCTGGCATGGCCGGGACGGCGCAGGTTGTGGCGTTCCTCTTGCGCGAGATCCAGGCATCTGTCGATGTGCTGGGCACCGCGGAGATCCAGGCCATCCCGGCTTCGGTGCTGGGCTCGTCGTCGGTCAGCGGCGCGGCCACCCTTGTTTCTCAGGCCACGAAGGTGCAGCCCGGCCGGGCTGGGCTCGATTCTGTGGCCTCGGTCACGATCACCCCGGCGCCTGTTGTCACGCGCTACGTGGCGTCCAGGATCACCGCTGGTGCACAAGGGCGGGTCGAGACGACCATCAACGGCGTGCAGGAGGCATTTGCCCCTGTGGCCGGCACGGTGTCCATTGCGCTGGTGGATACCGCCATGGCGCGGCGCATGGCTGTCGCGCAGATCCTGGCCACGACGGAGATTTCCCCGGTAGCCACAAAGCGCCAGCCAGGCAGGGCAGATGTTCCGGCCATCGCGGCGTTCATGAACACGGACCCGTTCATCGCCATCGGTGCGGATGCCACCATTGCGGCCGGCTCCAGCATCACGGCCAACGGTGTGCGTGTCCGCACTGCAGGCGCAGCCAGCACCGGCGCATCGTCGGTCAGCGCAGCAGCCCGCACGCGGCAGGTGGCCCATGCAGCACCCACGGGGTCTGTGTCGGTGATTGCCAGCAGCGTGCGGCGCACACCTGGCGCGGCTGCCCCGGTTGGGTCTGGTTCTGTTCGGGCCAACGCCCTGCGCGTGGTACGCGGTGTTTCTGCCGTGCGCGGCGAGGCGGGCATGTTTGTGGCCTCGGGCTCGCTGACGTTCGCTCAGGCTGTGTTCTACGCGCGCTGCGAGGTGGACGTGGCAGAGCCCGTGTTTGCAGAGCAGGCCTTTGCCAGCATGGGTGGCACCTGCACGGTGGTCAACACCGATGTGCGGCTGGCGGAACAGGGCCAGGCGGCATTTGGTGGCAGCTGCTCGATGCAGTTGTGGGAAGCCCGGGTCAATGCGTTTGTGGCGGTGGACATGCCTTGCGCGGCGACCCTGATGGCGGAAGCCGTCACCCTGCTGAACGCATCTGTGCAGGCTGGCACCGGTGCATCTGTGCTGGCTGCCCCCACCGCAGTGCGCCGCGCTGGGTGTGTCGTCAACGCATCGTCCACTTCGGTGCTGGCCAACGCTGTGCGCGTGGTGGTTCCGGTTGCCGCTGCAACCTGTGCTGCCCAGCTGCAGGCGACATCGACGGATTACGAGCGCATGGTGCGCGCAGCGGATGCCCGCACAACAGCTGCGGTCGAAGCTGTTGCCTCATATGTGTACCGGGGTGCCGGGAACTTGACCGGCTCGGTGCAGGTGTTGGCTCGGGCTACCGATTACGAGCGCATCCTGAACGCTGCCAACGCGCGCACATCGGCTGAGGTGCTTGCTGCCCTTGCCGTGACGCTCAACGGGCGGGCACTGCCGGGTGGCTCTGTGCAGGTGCTTGCGCGGGCTACCGATTACGAGCGCATCCTGAACGCTGCCAACGCACGCGCAT